TTTTTTTATTATCTATGTTAATGATTTTTTATTTCTATTTTCAGTATTATTCTTAACGACCTGAAAAAACTTTAATAATAGCTTTTGATATTTTTTTTTGTTTAATATCATTTTCATAATCATCAAATGTATATTTCCATTTCTGATTGTTAAATATATTTCCAAATAATGATTTCATTTTTGTTAAATTATGATTTTCTTCTGTATAAAAAATTGCTCCAAAAATTCTTTCTAGTGTGCATCTATCTTCTCTATTTTTTACAATAGACAAAAGATTAAATAAATTATATTTTTTTTCTATATATTTTAAAAAATTATAATTTATAAAACTTTGTACTCCAAAACACCCATACCATTTTTGGTGATTTAATCCTAAAATATTATCATTTAAAGAAAGTTTTTTTTGAATTTCTATTTGGTTTTTTAATTTATTAGATATAATTATTGTTTTATTTATATTTTCTTTATCTGCTTCAAAATGCCACAAAGGTAAAACTTTAAGTCCAATTAATTTTTCAAAATTAATTCTTTTATGAAAAAATATGCTATCGTGTATTATTACAGCATTATCAAAAAAATGATTTTTATAAAAATAATAATAAGGTAGCAATTCCCCTCTTCCATGAAATTCCGATTGTATAATTTCAATATTTGAATATTTAAAGTCAGCATTAACAAAATTTTGGTTACTATTATCATCAATAATAATTATTTTTCTTAAAGGGTAAAAAGTTCTAATACATCTAACACATTTATTCCAATACTTATTAGTTTTTTCAGAATTAACGTGTCTTGTTATTATAAATCCATATGATTCCATATAATATAAATACTTATTATATTTATAACAAGTATTTATTTATTTTTAATTTAGACATAACTAGGAAATGTATCAATGTCAATTACGTCATTAGGAATGTCTTTTTTAACATATTCAAATGATTTAAACTCTGGTCTCTCTAATTGTGCTTGAGGAGTATGATTATGAACACACCTAGCAATCATTTTATACAATTTAAATTCAGGATATCTATCTACACCATTATTTTTATATAATAAGTTAATCCCTTTATCATCTAAGCACCATTCAACAATTAGTTTTTTTACAGGGTCACATTTTGATATATCCTTAATTTCATCTAAGTCATCAACTAAATAGTCAAATATAGAACATGCTAATCTACATAAATCAAAACTATAATTGGGTTCTAATCTTGGTTTTTTATCATTAAAATATGGCTCTGTATTATATTGAGTTGCGGCATCACCACCATTTTGAAAACTATCACTACAAAATATTTTGCCATCATATTTATAAATACTTCTACCAAAATCTATTATTTTAAATATTCTACCAAATGTCGGAACTTTGTAATATTTTTTTTTATAACAATAAAATAAGTATTTTTTATCTGTGCTATTATACATTACGTTATTTGTGTGAAGGTCATTGTGAGTAAACGCAAAAGTTTTTTGATAAGTAATTAGAATCATAATAATTTGCATAAATGCTGAAAACCATTCTTTTTCATCTTTTAATTCATCTGATAAAATAAGGTCATCAAATGTATTTTCACAGTATTCCATGCCAATTACTTGAACTGGAAACTGTGGAATTGTAGCTTCAATTGTTTCTTCAATATCAGTATCAGTATCATTAGTATCATCATCATCAATATCTTCCCAGTCTTCATTATCGTCTTCTTTATTATTTTCTGAATTTTCTTGACTTTCTGTTTCTTCAAAATCTTTATCATCGCTATTTTCAGATGATGTGTGAGAAGTTCTTGATGAACAGGTAGAACTACTTTTTATTGTTGCGGATTTGCAGTTATTTTCAAGAATATTTGAAGATGACATATCAATTAACTCACATGAACTTAATTCTTTTAAATTGTCAGAATTTAATTCGATATTTTGAAAAATTTCTCCAAAAATTTCTTCATCAAATGATTTAATTGATAAATTAGATTTTGCGCTAGAGTTATACTCTATTTTTATTGGTTTTTTCTTTTTGTTTTCATCTTGAAAAATATGGTCATAGTTATTTACTTCAAATAATATATTTTTATTTTTATTAAAAAAATCAGAATTGGTTAAATACTCTAAATCATCAAATACATTCAGTTTATAATTATTTTTAATAGAAAGAAATGAACCATAATAGTCTAAGCCGTGTAAAAAATTATTGGATTGATTTAAATTACTAGATAAATATATAAAAAATCCATCAACATATGCTGAATTATTACAATCTAAAATTTTAGAATTAACACATGACTCATTAGAATTAATATCAGGTAAGTTAAATAAATCTTTATTAGTAATATCGTATTTTCCAATTAAGTATTTATATGGGTCCAAAAGAGGTGCTAACTTAAAAAATACATCTTTATCTTTTGTTTTTTGTGTATTTATATTTTTAATTTTGCATTCAAATAAATTACAATTTTCTTCGTCGTTTTCCTTAATACTTGAAATATACCATTTATTATTTAGGTTGATACTATTCCAATTTTTTTCATTCAATGAAAAAAATCTCTTATAAATAGGAATATAATTTTGTGTTTTAGAGAGAAACAATGTTTTTGAACTTTCTAAACTTTTAAAAAGTTCCAAATTTTTTCTTTTTTGATAATTTACGTCAACCATCATTAGCTATTTAATATATAAATTCTCTATTATTTAAACTTATTTATTGCTATTAAATATAATTTATATACTTTTTAAAAGTATAGCAAAATATTATATTAATGCGTATATATATTATTTTTTAAAATTTATAATAATATATATGACACTTGAGTTAAAAAAATTTGATATGAAAAATATTAGTTTTAAGGCTAATGAGGCAAAAGGTCCAGTTGTAGTTTTAATAGGACGTCGTGACACCGGTAAATCATTTTTAGTAAGAGATTTATTATACTATCATCAAGAAATTCCTATTGGGACTGTTATTGCTGGGACAGAAGAAGGAAACGGATTTTATGGAAAAATGGTGCCTAAGCTATTTATTCATAATGAGTATAATACTGCTATTATTGAGAATATTTTAAAACGACAACGAACTGTTTTAAAACAAGTTAAAAAAGAAATGGAAACATATAAACGCACCACAATAGACCCAAGAGCCTTTGTTATTTTAGATGATTGCTTGTATGATAATACCTGGGCGCGCGATAAAATGATGCGACTTTTATTTATGAATGGCAGACATTGGAAGGTAATGTTAATTATTACAATGCAATATCCACTTGGTGTTCCACCAACTCTTCGCACTAATATTGATTATGTTTTTATTTTAAGAGAGCCATATATTGCTAATAGAAAAAGAATTTATGAGAATTATGCGGGTATGTTTCCAACATTTGAGGCATTTAGTCAAGTAATGGACCAATGTACTGAAAATTATGAATGCTTAGTTATTAATAATAATGCAAAATCCAACAAATTACACGAACAAGTATTTTGGTATAAAGCTGAGAATCATAATGATTTTAAACTAGGCTCTAAAGAATTTTGGGAATTATCAAAAGGTTGTAATTCCGACGATGAGGAAGAAAAATATGACCCAGGTTCAGTAAAAAAACGAGGGCAAGGTCCCAAAATTAGTGTAAAAAAAACAAAATGGTAATAAATATATTTTTATTAAAAAAATATTTAATAAAAATAATTAATAAATTATTAAAAGTGTATTATTAATCCTTTTTGGTAGCAAAAGGACCGCTAATAAGCTCACTTTGTCCATGGTCAGTATTTCCAACCACAATGTTCTCTCCTTCAAAAAGTTCAGACCGAATATCAGCAGCTGAAATTGTTTCATTATCATTTGAAAAAGATGTGCTAGAATTAGTAACACCAATTAAATTACCTTCATTGTCAATTGATTGAGTTAGTGTATTTCCAGACTTTTCAGCATTCTTAATGTTTTCTTCGATTGCCTTTTGTTTTGTTTCCTTAACTCGTTGGTCAAAAGCAGACTTAGCATTAGACTCATTTTTGGTCTTTTCATGCATCAATTGATTCAATTCATCTTCCATGTATTCAACACGACCGGTCTTATATGCCTCAGGTTCCCAAGGCATCCATAGTCCAACAGGACCAACATACACATCGTGATTAGGGTCAATTTCTCTTAGCATTTTACATCTTAATTCAGCCTCCTCCAAAGTTGGATACACTCCTCTAATCTTTAATCCTCTTGTAGAAGTCTGAAACTGATTATTAATACCAAATGCTTTCTCTAGCTCTTCCTCATTATTATCAAGAAAAGTTTTGTATTCGTCTCTCATACTTGTTTTATTTAGTGTTTCCTTTTCCTCCTTAACAAACTCTTTAAAATCATTAGTTAAGTCATCAAAAGACATATTATATTTATATGAAACAAAGTTTAAAAACTGAACAAATTTTTCCATAGATTTATTTAAATCCCACTTCTTTAGGAATTCTTCGAAAAAGAAAATTTCTTTTTGTTTTAAAACATTTTCAGGAGAAACAAAAGAAACACATGCGAATTTTTGTCCAGCAATTGGTTTATCTTCTTCAAGTAAGTCAACATATTTAGGATTTTGTTTTCCATTGTTCATTTTTTTTTCAAACCCAGATTTTTTAGAACTTCTTTCTTTAGAATGATTCATTTTACTTTAATTAAAGCAAATTATTTAAGTTTTTTATCGCAAATATATATTTTTTTTCTTTTTATTTATTATAATGGAAGGATTAATTAACGTTGGTGAACTTGTTAAAAGAATAATTAAGTATCTTGTCGAGGGTTTGATGGTTGCTATTGCTGCTTACGCTATTCCTAAACGTTCTTTGAATATTGAGGAAATTATTTTAATTGGCTTAACTGCCGCTGCTACTTTTAGCATTTTAGATACATACATCCCATCTATGGGTGCTACTGCTAGGTCCGGTGCTGGTTTTGGTATTGGTGCTAATCTCGTCAGGTTTCCTGGTGGATTTTAAGACCTAAAATCATAATAATTAATTAAATTATTATGATTTTAACTAGTGTTAAATAATAATAGTATATTATTATATAATGAAAAAAAGTATGAAAATGAGAAAACAAAGTGGAAGAGGCAAATATGAATGGAAAACAACACCTATAACAGATGCTGTTGAATTAAGAAGATTAGCTGAAGCAGATAGAATCGAAGAAGAAAGAGAGAGAATTAATGCCGAAGTTAAAAGGGTTAATGCTGACTTAGAAAGAAAACGAAATAACATAATAACAAGTTTCCCAACAACACCTATGGATCCAAAAGATATTGAAAGACAAAATAGACAAGATGAATTAGAGAATAGACGTATTAATAGTAAAAAAGCAAAATCCAAAAAGTTAACTGTTGCTGATTTAGGTGGGTCAAAAAGAATATATAGAAAAAGTAAAAAAACAAGAAAAAGTAAAAAAACAAGAAAAGGTAAGAAAATTAGAGGAGGAAATAATATAGGTGCGAATTGTAACAATCCTAATTTTTCAATTTATAATACAAATTTATTGAAATTATTTCCATATAAAGGTGGTGAAATAACAGATGATGCTAAACTAGATATGAATGATAGATATAAAAATAATACTGCTGACTTTTATTAAGCAAAACAAAAATTTATTTTAGATACATATACATATACTATTTATATATATATATGTATATATATATAATATATGCCATCTAAAAATTCATCAGCATCATCAGCTTTACCTCCTCAACCTGGTCTACAACGTATAACTACAAAAGAAGTAAAGGAAGCATTATATACAGATAATTGTATTGTTTCAACAGTGAATTATTTAAGAAATAATTCTAGAAATGTTGCTCATACACCAGGATTTAGAACAATATTAGCAGCAACTAATTATAGTACAGTAGTTCAAAATTTAATAGAATTAATGAAAACAAAAGGATATCCACAAATAACTATGCCTAATGTAGTATTATTATACAATTATTTATTTATGCCAGAGGTAGATAGAAAAGATATATTCAATTGTATGTATAAATGGGCTAACATGGGTCCTTGTCCAATAGCAGCTAAAAAAATGAGAAGTTTATTAACATTCAGCGGTAGTAGTTTGGCCACGGCGACACAAGAAAGTGTAGAATCATCATCAGAAGATTATTTTAAAACATGGAGTGATATTCCCGGAGCAGAGAAAAAATTGACTGATGGTGCCGAGTTTAATTATTTTAAGTTAGTTTTAGCAAAAAAAAAAGGTATAACAATAAAAAAAGGTGTGAAACCAGATGTTGTTAAAAAAAAAGTGTGTTCTGATTGTTGGTTATGTGGTACTCCAGTTTATATATTTAAATATAAAACAACAATTTTAAGTGCTTGTGGTGAAGATGAGCACGTGTTACCGCCAGGTATAGGAAATTTATCCGGGTTATTAGAACCTACTTATAAGGCAACGATAAAACATTTTCATGATTCAATATTAATACAAAAAGGATTAAGAGCTTCTCACACTTGGTGTAATCAAACTAAATCAGATTTTAATTTTATTAAACCTCCACTAGTTGGCAAGGGTACCGCAAAAGGTTGGTCACTCAACCGAGAAGGAATAGACAAATTTTTAGAGGCTGCTAGACAACGTCTTAATCCAAAATCACCCAAAGCCCCAAAAGACTATCTTTATAGTTATGAGAGTATGTTCGCAAGAAATCAAAGTGAAGCAGCTAAAAATAGTATAATCGCAGGAATGAAAAATAGTATTGAAACACATATTAAAGATGTATGTAAGGAAGCAAATAAACTAGTTATACCACAATCAGTAATAGACAAAAATAATAATACAATATATACGGCATGTATAATAAGATTAATTTTTAATACTTGTTTTATTGGAAAAGAATACATTTTTAAAAATTTCGGAAAAAAATGGAAATCATTTACTAAAGGTGGTGGCGGTAAAGGTGGTGAGGGACCTGAAGGACCTGAAGAATTAGACTCTGATTTTTTAAGCATATTATGCAAAGAAATTATGAATGAAGGGGGTGAATATTCTATAGATACGGATATTACTACAAAATTTGATACTAATTATGATGACGAAGATGATGCTGCCCCTGATGTTTTTGATGATACTGTAGTTAATGAATTAACTTATAATGAAGCCGAAATTACAAGTGCGTTTGATTCAATGGATGAAGCGCTAAGTACAGAGTTTAGAGATGGAGGTATCAACACAGTGAGAGAGGATAAAATTGGTATACCAGACCAACAATTTATTGAAGATTATCCAGTTTTATATGATGAAATGAACAGTATTATTAATTTTATAGATTATGATATTCAAGAAGAACCTGTAGATTTGCTAAAAGATGTACCACCAGAAGAAATAAATAAAGTTGTTTGGGATGTTGATAAGGAAGGAATGATTGAGTTAAAATCAAAATATTTTTTTAGAGATACTCCAGAAAGAGCAAGACGAGTCTCAGCTCAGGCGGCTTATGAAGCGGAAAAAGACAGATTAATAAGCACATCTGGACTCACAGAAGATGAAACTCAAAAACTTATAGCAAAAATAAATCGAAATAAATCCTCTATCCGCGGAATTAAAATGAATATTACTGCCTTAAAAAATAGTAGAGAACTAAACCCTGTTACTGACACGGATATTGAAATAGTAATACAACCTGGTGGAACAAAAAGTAATAAACGAAAACAACTAAAAACAAGAAATAATAAACAAAAAAAAACAAGAAACAATAAACGAAAAAAAACAGGAAACAATAAACGAAAAAAAACAAGAAGACAAAGACGAAATTAAATAGTTGAAATAAACTCCCAATCCAACTCTTCACAGATTTTTCGCCATATTTGGTCTTGCTCGACTCTTTTCTCTCTATCTTTTAACATTGGGAAATCATTTAAATACTGAGTTTCTCCTAATAACTCACAAAGTTTGTATGCTGTGTAATAATAGTTTAAAAAATTTACTCTATCATCAGGACAATATTTGGAATAAGGCGATTGTAATTCGATAAAAAGATTACAAAGTATTTCT